CTCCTTCTCCCCCTGACTACCTACTCCGCTGTTCCCTTACCAAGCGAACAGCAAAGGCGTGTAACACGCTATAAAGGTAGTTATTGGTGATGACCTCGTAAGAGGATCCTCACCGGACAGGTAGCCTCGCGGCAACCTGGCGGAGACGACTCTCATCCTCGTTTTGTACGGTCGAGGTGAGAAAAACAAGTCGTCCCCATCCGGGATGAGATACCCGCCAACAGCCAACATCATGGCAAAGTGAGAGGTTTCTAGTCTCACTCTGACAGGTAGCGGCTTAAGGTAGGTAAATCGTCTCGGGCACAGGGCGGTGCGGACTCCTTGATTGGATCCGTACCACTCTGGCACGAGGTGGACCTTACCACGGATGAAGCTTACAGCCAAACTTATGGTCTGGTGGAGCAAGAGGTTATGCCTCGCACTCCACTCCATGAGCTGGTTGATAACGACATACGTGTCCGCGTCAGTTTCGACGGAGCGAATATAAACGGGGGTGACATCATAACCCTCGTAGAAATCGCCACCGCAACTTTCGCGAAAGGGCCCAACCAAGTAGGACTTGTCAGCATTAACGACAAGCCCCGCAGCCTCCAGGGTTTCACATATACCCTTAGCCTCGCACGAGCGCACGACGAGATCATCGCCGAAAACGCCAGTGCAGGACCAGTCGACCCACAAGGTCGGCCCACCGTTAACAACACGGTAGGCGTATATGAGAGCGAGAAACATGAAAGTCATCAGAGGGAAGGTGAAACCATTCCCCATGGTAGATATCATGTTCAAGCTTACCCACCCATGTCCGGGAACGTCTATCTCGTGGCAGCGAACCGCCATAAGGTAGTCAAACCATTCACGGGGAAGGAGGCGTCGCACTAAGTCGATCTTGATCATATCCGAGGCGGACTTCATGTCGATGGTCGCAAGATCACCGGTCACGGAGCCGCGTTTCGCCAGCAGTTTGTTTTTCTCCTGCTGGTCTCGAATGTCAAGGCCGATCGAGCGAAGAACGTTCTCCAGGTAACGGCCAGCAGCAAGCTGTAAGGCCATATTCCCAGAGGGCTCAATCGCTATAGTGCGCTCGGTATCCTCGTTTTTTGGAACCGTTGTCAGACGCGAACCCCTAACCTGCACGACACCAGGGACTTCCCCAACCAGATCAGACCGGTTGAGATAAAAGTTCTTGGCGCGTAGGCGTAACACCAGGGGCAAGCATAGGAAAGTGCTGGTCATAGGTTGAGCGATCTTCTCGGCAGTATGCGTACCCCGGACTCCATTACTGGACCCGGGGCCGAAACGCCAGAGATCGTCCAAGTGCTCCTCATCAAGAGCACACTGGATATTATCCTCGTTCAGACGCTTTGCATAACGCTCCAACACGACAGTAATGAAGTGTCGGGCATTTGCTTCAACGTCAGGACGAAGAGTAATACCAGTATCACCAACTTTACGATTCGTCGCCATAAAACCGGCGATTGCTTCGTCTCGGAGGTGAGGCCTATGAAACTTCGCGCGCTTACGCGCGCGCAGCGCTTGGCGATCTCTAGCAAACAGGATTTCAGGTTTGCTAGGACGATAGCCACTTAGTTCCTCTGACATGGTGGCGAGCAGGCGGTCAAGCCTAGCTTCGCTTTCGTTGCGACTGCTCATAGAACATCTCCTAATGAGCGGTTGGTGTTACAGTACGCCGGACAGAATCGTCTGGGAGATACCGTCGGCCTGAGCGCTTCCCACACCAAAGTGGAGAGAGATCATGGCACGAAGGTCTTCCGGTTCGAAAGTGTCCGAGCCAGCCGGTACCTCGATGATGGTAGTCATACGACCCACCATCGGGTTCTGGTTGGTTGCCGGAACGACACCCTTACGAGTGATGAGCTTGTAAGTGTTCATCGGCACGTTACGAATAACACCGGTAACCGGGTTCGCCTGGGGCAGGACACGCAGTTGCTGGGGTCGGAAGAAGGACAACGTGAATGGTTTACTCACGGTGTTCACGTCCACGCCAGTCTGAGTGCCTCCCAGAGCGGTGACGGCATACTGCTTGCCGTTCATACTCGGTGCAACGTCAGCGACAATCGTATAAGTCGGG